ATAAACATGTATAATACCCGTGTCAATTTGTCTTTACGGTCCACGGTGGCGGAAATCCCGAGCATATAAGGTGTAATCGTTTTAAATAGTGTCCGTGAAAATTGTTCGCTTCCAATACGGTGCACTTCATCAATAATGGTTAGGCCAAATGCCGAGAATGCGTTGGCATGATATTCTTTATCGTACAGCGATTGAATCATTCCAATCACAATGTCTTTGTTCTCAATGTCGAATGTGGGCCCTTGGATTTTACCAACGCGCGCGCTCGGCAAGAAGTCGGTAATTCGTTCAATCCACTGGTTCATGAGAAATTCTTTATGAACTAATATGAGCGTTTTTGTAGCCAAAATGGATATGATTTTCAGTGCCATAATCGTTTTGCCAGCGCCACATGGAACCTCGAGTATACCCCCGCCGCCATGACTTGCATTTTCGCTCGATAATGGTTTGGAAACGTGTTTGCAATAAATGTCCACAATTTTTTCTTGATAATCACGCAACGTTTGAACAAACGGCACCTGAATGGAGTCCCCTGTTTGAATCTCACATGCATCGGGTACGCCATAACGTTGAATGCCATAAAAACGCGGTAAATACATCTTGTTCGAATTCTCGCGATACACGGGAAACGCGCTCGATTCGTCGGCAGGATTTCCAAATTGCATGCCGGGAACAACCGGTTTTACAAATAAATCGCGCTTTAAAAACTCTTCTTCTTTTTTAGATATTTCGGTTTTAGGAATGGTGTATCCTTTTTTCCCGATATAGGAAGTTTGCCGAATCCGTTCTTTTTCTTCGGCACTAAGAACATGAGCATCTATTTTTGTTTGTGAATGGACTGGGAATTTTTTCATATTAATTTCGAATTAGCGATGCATATAGTAATTTAGGACTTTTTAATTCAATTTTCCAAAGCACAAAATATAAATGTATTGTATATAATATAATGAACACGCCCAGCTTCTTGAAAAATATGACCCAATTGGAAATGGCCGTAGCCGCTTTGATGATAGTTTATGTTGTGTTACCCATCGAAGTTCCAAGTATGGTATGCGGAATCGTTGATGGACCTGTGGGTATGATTGCCGTATTTGCAGTGGCCGTTTACTTATTTTTTAATGCAAACCCGTTACTCGCGGTTCTTTTCTTACTCGCTGGTTACGAGTTGCTTCGTAGATGCAGCAATGTGACCGGAAAACCTGTTATCATGAAGTACACTCCCACACAAGCAAAGAAGGACCAAAAAATGAAGAAAATGAATCCGGCCAAGAAGAGCACATTGGAAGAAGAGGTCGTTGAGCAAATGGCGCCCGTCGGTAGAAGCGAGCCTGCACGGTTTATGTCAAGCGGATTTAGTCCCGTGGCCGACAATGTCGGCAGTGCTTCTATGTACAATTAAATCATTGAAGAATATTATGTAATATATTTATTAGAAATTACATAATACGTCCATACCACTGTATTAAGGTGTAGCAGACAAATAAATAGCAGGAGTTAATGCGAAAATACTGACAGGTATTAAACGTTTGAACCACGTAGAAGACACTTTTTCACTTGCATAGCTCGCTAAAAATAGACCCGGTATAGTTACTACCAACGCCCAAATGACAAATATTTTTGCAAATGTCTTTCCATTATCTTGTGCAAGAGGTTTCAAGTATAAATTGAGAAAGAATTGACCAATATTTCGTATACCACCAGTTCTGGGCTCATATGTAGGGTCGTCCGGATAAGTTGATTCAATGTCACCAGTTGTCATATACGCAGAATGCAATTTATTCATTTGTATGAGTGCATATGATACAATTAATACCACACACAGCCCAATGCCATATTGTATCAATGAATAGTGCCCAGTCTTTGCAATGCCCCCATAAAATGCATCGACAATCGATATAATAAACATCGCAATTATCCACAGGTCTGCTATGTAAATAAATTGCTGACGAATATCGCGTCCACCCTTCTCATATTGTCTATTAATTTTATCAATGACAACATGTTTGTAAAATGGCGGTATGGTGAAATATGTCAATATAGAAATTATTAAAAACACACCGAAATTAATGATCATTTTGAAAAAGTCGATTTGATTTTTAGAGTCTCCGTATGCGCTATTAATCGGTACAGCATAAGCTTGTATTGTTTCTGCACTTTCGCCGGTTGGCTGGCAGTCGATATATATTTCACCGGTTGCACCTTCTTGCACCGTGAATCCTTCTTGAGCCTTTTTCTCTTTATCCATATTAATCACGTTATATTCGGTCGGTGGATGGACCTTGAATAGTTTGGTATTAACCGATAGTTTATTTCTAAAAAAGTTGGCAGCAGGTTTATTTACTTGTAATGGGGTAGTAAATAAAAACACGTGGTTATCGCCATCAACATAACGAACACAACTCGTTTGTTTGGGTATAATGGTATTCAGTTCAACTGTTATATCCGGGTCGGCGCCTTCGCCAGTAACCATTTTCACTAACGTATCTACAGAGTTATCTGTAGTTTTATCACTCTGTTCTTCGACTAAAAAACAAGTAAACACTTTTTGTGCTTGTTTATTTGCATTTGCATGTTCAATGACAATCTCGCCAATGATATTATTACCATTTTTCGTAGTAACGCCTGAAATATTGCGATGTAATAATCCGTATAAATACATAGTATTTGCCACATACGATGACGGGCTCATGCCCGCAAATGTAAAGTTGGGTTCTCGGTTTACGAAATTAATTTTATAGAATGTATTCTTAACGGGAATTTGCTTGCCTTCGGTTTCTGGCAAATCCGCCTTTTTAATCGAGTTCAACAGTTCATCATTGCTATGTTCGGTAATATCTCGTTTGTTTACAGACGTACCGGTATATATATATTTTATATTGTCATCGCTAATATTTGCGGTGTCGTCTAATTTAAAGAATGACATATTATTGTATAAATAAACTATATAATAAACATATAGTTTATTTTGCACGAATCTTCTCTAAATAGCTATATGCAGATAACATAATACATGTATGTATTATACGGGAATATATTGAAACATATTATTCTCATACATGGTTACGCGAAATGTATCATTATAACCCTCCACATAAACAATATCGCCGTTGAAGATATCATCGCAGCCATATTCGCCAGTGCAGCTCTTTCCATTTACACTGATAGGCAATTTTGTATTTAAATTGCCCGACCCAGAGATTGTGTAATATTGCCATTTGTCGCGGCCCGACATGTGTTTACGTCCCATTAGTGGCAAAATCATCTCCCCGGCAACGTGATTCGAACGAGTTAAAATACCGACTTGTTGGTAATCGTTCGATATGCCACGTGTTTGCATATTTACTGGTATTCCACGAATGTCACCTGAGTTTCGCGGATATATGACTGCATTTCGACCCGGCGGTACATAGGGGTCGTTAAATATATCCTGACGACTTGCAATTGGAACCAATTGGGGAATATTGGAACTCGTATTCACTAAAACAATCTTTTCGGCGGGGCCGGAACGAGCCGTGGATTCTTTGCGACTATGGTTGTGCCAAATATACACAATCAACATGATTATGACGGCCAACATAAATAATGTCATGTTCTCAATACATATTAAACCAGGAACGCATTTTTTTCCCATTTATATTATAGTGTGAAAAAAACATATTACGATATTTCATGAGGTTCTCTAGCTATTAGTTCGAATACTTCGTCGAATTGTCGTTTTCCAATGCGGAATAAGTGACGGCTCTTACCGAAATTCTTTGGTATTTTTTCGTTGAATGTTACACCTACATCGTTCACTTTATTATTGACTGCTTCGACCTTTAACCGTTTGCACAAATAACATTTCTCTCTTACTGGTTTTGGCCAATGAATAATATGGAATCCAATGATTGGGTATAAAAAGTCGTTCAATGTTTTCAGTCCATTGTATACACGTTCTTCTACGTAAGAAAAATCGATAGAAAATTGTTTGAATCCCCATATGATAATCTTTATCGGCAAATAAATGATGTATAACACTGCATCTACGATATAATAGAATATGCAATCAAAGAAATTTTCGAAAAATTTGAATCCACAGCCGACATAGGTGCTAATTAATTCACCTATATATAGTCCTAGAACACTGAGACTTGAAAACCCCATATTAAAACTTTTACCAATTGCATCAAATTCCGCATTAATTCCGTTAAATATGTTCGCAAACCCGGCATTTATATTGCGAATGCGTGTTGGCACAGAGCCTAGAAAACATATGATTCGTTTAAATGTTCGAATCATATTCTTGATTCCTTTGATAATATCTGCAATGAACGACATTACACCTGGTTTATACTAATATAGTTCTATACATTTTTTTCAGCGACCAGGACTATTGTACTTCATGAGGTTGGCGAGGGACAAGTACCGACATTTCGGCAAATTGATTCTTTGCACGTCTAAATTCTTTATCACCGCCCTCTTCTGTCATAATTTTAGGTATTTTTGTATCAAACGTATATTTCCATTCATCGGCTCGTTTAGATACAGCAGAACCTTTCAATCGAACACATGTAAAGCAATCTTTGCGAACACTTTCTGGGAAATAAATTAGATGAAACCCACATATAGAATAAAAAACCTGGTCCAATGATATAATACCTTCGCCCATTTTTTCAAATTGTGCTTCCATATTTACACCAAACATACTTCCAATATATTCAATCGGTTTTAATATAATTATTTTTAATATTCCACCAATTGATTTTAGTATATAGAAAAAGACACATTTGTAGAAATTTTGAATAAATTTCATAATGCAACGTACACGGGACCCGGCATATTCGCCACCATATGCAAATAATGTACCGGTCGATTCAATACCTGCACTAAATGATTTTCCAATTGCGTCTACTTTTTTTTCAACCCCCAAGAAAATATTGCTAACACCAGATGTTACATTTCGTGCACGCGTCGGCAAGGATTGTAAAAAACAAATGATGCGTCTAAAATTTTCAATCATGGTCATAATTCCATCTAACGGTACCCTGAACATTTTTTCAATTGCGTTCATGATTGCATCTGCAATCATCTTCGGTATACGGGCAATTTTTTTAAATAGTTCTGCTATTTTCTTAAAAATAGACATATTGTATTAGTAATTTTTGTATATAACATGTGCATACAAAAATACAACATAAATAAGAGCGAATCTACAATGTTATTTCTTATAGTTTTATCATAAATACAGCATGTGAATTATGCATCCGCCGAAGCATCGCCTTCCTTTGCCATTTTACCATATTGCTCGAATTTTTCAATGAAACTCTCGGCTTTTGCGAGTAACGGGTCAATATCTTTCATCGTTTTCAATATGGAATCTTGGATTTTTTGAAAATCCTTGAAGTCACCCTGTAAATTATCATATAACATCTTCTTCTTCTCCGCAGTGGATGGGGCGGTTGCCTTTTCCGCAGAACTTGCAGATGCGTTTGCAATATCACTTACCGTCATTGTCTCGGGCGCGCTTTCCTTTTTTTCAGCTGGTTTCTCGGCCGAATCCGTTTCATCAACACCTTCCTTCATATTTTCGGCACCTTCGCTAATCATTTGTCTGGGAACATAATTTAATATGTAAGTCGCACATATGGCAACGCCCAATACAATAATCATATTTTTGCTAAAGAATGACACTAAAAATCCAACGATTAATAGTGTGATGATAGAATTAAAGTCTTTCACGTTTCCATACATGACAATTTGCAGTAATGCAATCAAGCACAGCGCGTACAATACACCGCGATTGTGTAATAATTCCTTTCCGGGAATCGCAGATAATAATTGCTTGCCGAATTTGCTCATATTCATTTTGTTATAATGTATATAACGAAATAAAATCGTTCTAAACTATGTAGTTTTTCCCATCTTCATCGGTAGACGATGTATCATAGGTAACATGATATGTCTGTGGTATTTCTCCGCCGTATATTTCGAGAACTTCTCTCACCACTTCTTCACGTTGAATGTCCTTATTATCAAATTCAACGCTTGTGATACTGGACGACCGTTTTCCCTTAAATTTTTCTAAAAAGTCTTCTAGTCCATTGGCTCCTTCGTGTCTATCTGGCTGGTCTAAATCTCCGGTAATTATTAAACGCGTATTTTCACCCAAACGGGTCAATAACATTTTCATTTGGGAGACAGTCGAATTCTGCATTTCATCCGCGACAATCCAACAATTTTTGAATGTGCGTCCTCTCATGAATCCAAGCGGGGAAATCTCAATTATTTTGTCCTCGATTAATGCAGTCACTTCTTTGGGAGTAATAAAAGTATATAATATGTCATAAATAGGACGAACCCACGGTGCCATTTTTTCTTCTAATGTTCCTGGCAAGTATCCCAAGTCTTCGTCTACTGTGACAGACGGGCGTGTAAAGATTAATTTCTCTACGTTGCCCAACAGAAAATTCTTCACCCCAAATTCGGTTGCAAACAGCGTTTTGCCGGTTCCGGCCGGGCCAGTTGCCACCACAATTTTCTTGGTGCGTTGACTTAGTAAATTATGGTAATCGCGCTGTGCTCCATTCTTGGGTTTTGTAAATTTTTCTTCCAATCTGTTCTTTTCCAATGACGTTAAATGCTGTATGTTATCATATAATCGTTTTTGCGATTGTAATGAAGTTTCATTGTCATCATCGTTTTCATAATTAAAATCGCGCATGAGTTCTTTCTCGTGTTGTTTTCTGGCTTTTCCTCTGCGTTTTTTGGGTTCACCTAGCGGTTGAAACTCATTTGTACTCATCGTTGAATATCTACAATATCCAATGATAATAATATCCCTAAAAAATACGCTCATCACAATTATACATTAGGAAATAACAGCTTATCTACTGTAGTTCGCACACAAAAAAATCTATGCAAAACGATTCCTAGTATAAATGAAACACCTAAAACCTTCCAGAATGAAATCGTAAATACTGCCGAAATAATAAATGCCGCGATTATTGTCATTATAACATCGACAATCGCTAGATTTGCAAACCGGTATGAATGCACCCCTTCACTCGGCTTACCTAGCATATTTTTATAGGGGCAGTCAGTGCGCTGCTGATTTCTACAAGGGCAGCCACTGCTCTGCCTGTTTTTACAAGGGCAATCTTTGCATGGAGGATTTTTACAAGGGCAGCCACTATACATCATTATGTATTATGGTAACATTTTTATTTCTAAATGTTCATATTTTCTAACGTATAATTCTATTCACATTATGCAGTCAAAAACATACAATATTATATTAACAGTGCAGACTGTAATTCAGTAATATAATTTTGTAAAGAAGATAAAAATCTACATAGTATATTATTTAGAAGGAATATGGCCGAACCCGTCCAAACTGATGCTATTTTAACTCCTGACGAGAATCGCTTTGTAATGTTTCCAATTCAGCACGACGACATTTGGAAGATGTATAAACGCCAGGTGGATTGTTTTTGGCGCGCGGAAGAAGTGGATTTGTCGAAGGATATGAACGATTGGAACAAGCTCAATGGCGATGAAAAACAATTCATAAAAATGGTGTTGGCTTTTTTTGCCGCGTCTGACGGATTAGTTCTGGAAAATTTGGCGGTTCGGTTCATGGGCGATGTACAATTATCCGAAGCCCGTGCATTTTACGGTTTTCAAATCGCCATGGAAAATATCCACTCCGAAATGTACAGTTTGCTCATTGACACATATATTCAAGACGGTGCGGAGAAAAAAAAGCTGTTTGAAGCGACCCAGAATTATCCATGCATTACCAAAAAGGCGAATTGGGCCAAAAAGTGGTTGGGTGATAATCGCAGTAGTTTTGCGTCTCGGCTTGTTGCGTTTGCTGCGATTGAAGGTATTTTCTTTTCCGCGTCGTTTGCTTCTATATATTGGATAAAAAAGAGAGGTCTAATGCCCGGACTTACGTTGTCGAACGAATTCATTTCGCGCGACGAAGCCCTACATACCGAATTTGCCATTTTATTGTATTCAAAGCTACAAAAGAAGTTGAATAAAAAGCGTATTTATGAGATTATTCAAGAAGCGGTTGAAATCGAAAAAGAGTTCATTACAGAGGCCATTCCGTGCCGCATGATTGGGATGAACTCCAAACTCATGATACAATACATTGAATTTGTTGCGGACCGCTTGGTACTGCAGCTCGGCTATGATAAGATATATAATT